GTTTTTTTTTTTTTTAACGACAACGGCCCCATCATCTTGTTCTTTTGGTGCGAACGTTGGGATGGGGTCGCGGGGTAATTTTCTCTTAAACTCGAAACCGAATAATTCTGCCATTTAATTCTCCAAAATGAGAAGGGCGTTGATTCGCCCTTCCATCACATAATAATAATATTTATTATGGTCCTAAAGGACCGTCTGTGGTAGCTGCTACACCATAAAGGTTAACACCACCAGCTTTCTTATCAGACTGTTCAGTAACTGGAATCCAGTAATCATATGAGAAGTTTACAGAGAAACTTTCAACAGCATTAGATGAATCCCAATCTAAAGCAATATTACCAATTTCAGTTGGGAATGCACCAACTAATTGGTATGAACGAAGTTCTGTTCCATCTTTACCATACTGAATAATCTCAAGGTCAGCCTTATAATTTTCAGCATTGATATTAGGATCACGAACGTTTGATACGAGACGATTAAGAGCGTTTGACCAAGTTTCGAACATTGAACGAACAGCGAAATCTTCGTCGTTCATTACAGTTACTGACCAGTCAGCGAAAGCTCTTTCACCAGCAACTTTAATTTTACGACCGAAATAAGGGATTTCGATAGCAGAAACTGCAGAAGCAGGTAATTCAGCAGCGCGACAAACGAAACGGAACTTATCAACCGAAACATTGTCGATACCAATACCCTGTGGTACTGAAAGATAAACTTCGAAGAGCGTTGGTCTAGCGCCACCATACACTAGACCATTTGACTTGAAGGTATTAATATTAAATGGCATTTAATTTACTCCTTTGAGCTTTTATCTATTTATTAGAACTTGCCTACAACTTCGGAGAATTGAACACCAGTTCCAACCGCCACAAAGTTCAACTGAATATAGTTGATTGACTTAGCTGGCTTGATATAGATATCACCAACAAACTGATTCGCGTCAATAACTGCAGGAGTGTTGTTAGTTTCGTCGCAAACAACAAGGAAGTCAGTAATGCCACGACGACCCTTAATGTTACGTAGATATGGGTTTACGAGATTCTTAAACTGCGCTCTAGTAAATGCATCGTTGAACTCAAATAGTGAGTACTTAGAAGCAGTAGAGATTGCCTTTTCAAGAACGATAAACAAGCGACGAACATTGATGTGATCGAACGATGAAGGTTTAGCTGTAAGAGTTTTATCTCCGTAAAGCACTGTTCCCTGACCTTGGAAGCTAACAACTGGATTGATATTATTTGAATAAAGAATATCACGTTCCGATGTTTTTGGATTATATGCAAGCTTCACGACATTCTTAATTTGACCACGGTTGAAGCCAGCTGGTGACCACCATGCGTCATTAGTGCTATCTGTCTTTACGCAAAGACCAGCAATATCACCATTTAATGGAACCCAACGATAGATATCGTTATAACGGTCGTAAATATACTTATAACCAGTATCCATTACAGCATATGAAGAAGAATGGACCACGTTTCTCCAGTTGACCAGAGCATCAGCTTCAGCACCTGGGTTATTTCTTACAACTGCATCGTCTGGCGTGATGAAGACCACGCAGTCCTTACGGACTTCAGCGATGTTGTCGATGAGATAATTGGCCAGGTAGAAGTTCTCTACAGTCATGTCGCCGGAAGTAGTTGAACCACCGGTTGGCTTGCCCTGTAGGATCAGAGAAACCTGAACGTCTGTAGGGGAAGCAAACATGTCGTAGCCAGCAGCAAGTACAGCCAGCGAAGCATCTGATTCTGAAGCGCCGTTCTGACCACCACCAAAGCCAAGAGATACTGCAGTTTTGTTAGTGCTTGAAACTACATGTAGAGCAGTGTTTGATGTACCGTTTGTTACATCATGGATTGCCCAAACATAAGCAGACTGTTGGTTAATTACGTTCTTGTAATAGTTAGTCTGACCGTTTGGATTCTGAGCGTCTGTTGCACGGGAAACGTTCTTATAAGTTTCCAGAATTGCACCAGGAACGCCAGTGAACTTGCCATTCTTATCAGCAATGATAACATGTAAACCGTCCACTGCTGCAGAATTTCCTTGAGCGCCTACATAAGATGTAGTGATAGGAGCACCGTCAACAGCGTTATAGTATTCCCAATAGCGCTGTGTTTCACTGTTCTGTGAAGTGTTAGCAACAAAGTCAGTAGCAAGTTTGTAGTTATTCTTGAAGTTGATCCTGAACACGCCAGATGTTGGCGAAGTAGTGTTCGCGACCTGAAGGTACTGCTTACCGATAGCAGTATTGCCTACCACGATGTAGTCATTATTAGCGATAGCATTATGGAGGATAGTAGCGTATGCCTGAGCTGCGGCTGCATTTGATGAACCGGAAGTAAC